CGGACGACCCGATCGCGCAGATCCTGCACAAGAATGCGGCGAACGTCACCGACGCTGCCAAGGAACTCGAGGCGCGGATCAAGGGCGGGCCGAAGCGGTTCCGCCACGACGGCAACCCAGTGATGGTGTGGATGGCGTCGAACGTGGTCGTGGCGCGGCGCCGGGACGAGAGCATCCTGCCGATCAAGGAGACGCAGGACTCGCCGAACAAGATCGACGGGATCGACGCGGGGATCAACGCAATAGCTCCGGCGGTGCTGAACATGAGCAAGCCCGAAGAGTACATCACCGGCGGCGTTCTCGCCTTCTGAATGGCGCGCAGTGAACATTTTCGGTTTGTCGATCACCCGGGCGGGCAAGTCGACCGGAGTCAGCATCGACACGATCATCCGGCGGCTAGAAGCGATCCACGAGACGGTCTCCGGGATCGCGGTGACGCCGGAGAACTGCATGCAGGCGCCGACCGTGCATGCGATCGTGACGGCGATCTCGCGGCGCATCGCGACGCTGCCGATCCACGTCATGCGCCGGATCGAGGTTAACGGGCGCCCGGCCAAGGAGCGGTTGCCGAACCATCCGGTAGAGCGACTGCTGCGGCGCCCGAACGATTGGCAGACCGGGCTGAGCTATTGGCTCGACGCGACGAGCTGGCTGATCCGGTACGGGAACCACTACGCCTTCAAGGCGCGTGGAATGACCGGCCCGATCCGCATGCTGCAGCCGCTTTTGCCGAACGCGGTGATGGTCGAGCAGGACGAGAACCTGAACGTCACCTTCCGGGTGAACCTGCAGAACGGCGAGCAGCGGGTGCTCACGCCCGACCAGGTGCATCACGTGCGCGGGCCGGCGCGCGATGGCGTGAAGGGCGATTCGCCGGTCATGGACCTGCGCGAGGCGATCGCGATGGAGATCGCCGCGGAGAAGTTCGGCGCTGCCCTGTTCGGCAACGGCGCGATGCCGGGCATCGTGCTGAAGATCCAGGAGGGCTTCAAAGGGTTCGCGACGGTCGAGGAGCGCCAGCAGTTCCTCGAGGAGTTCCAGGAGCGCTACGGCGGCCGGAAGCGGTTTCGGGCGCTGCTGCTGCCCAAGGGCATCGAGACGGGCGAGCAGATCCCGATCGAGAACGAGAAGGCGCAGTTCCTGCAGCTGCGCAAGCACCAGCGCACGGTGATCGCCGGCGGCTTCGGCGTGCCGCCGCACATGGTCGGCGATCTCGAGCGCGGGACCTACAACAACGTCGAGCAACAGTCGCTCGACTTCGTGCAGACCGTGGTCCTGCCCTACTGCCGCATCTTCGAGGCAGCGATGGAGCGGGACCTGCTGACGGACGAGGACCGGCGCAACGGCGTGATCATCCGGTTCAACCTGGACGGCGCGCTGCGGGCCGACTTCAAGAGCCGGCAGGAAGGTCTCGCGATCCAGCGCCAGAACGGGGTGATCAACGCCAACGATTGGCGTGAGCACGAGGGCATGAACCCGATTTCGCCCGAGGATGGCGGCGATGAGTACTGGCGCCAAGGCCCATCGGGCCAGAGCGCGAGCGTTGGCGGCGCCCGGCCCGCGGACGCCGAGGGAGACGAAGGATGATGGAACGGCGTGATGTCGCCCTCCAGGAACTGAAGGTCGACGGCTCGGGCAGTGAGCCGGGCACTTTCAGCGGCTACGGGGCCTATTTCGGCAACGTGGACGCCTACGGCGATGTCATCGAGCGCGGCGCGTTCGCCGAGTCGCTGGAGGAGTGGAAGGCGCGCGGCAAGTGGCCGCCCATGCTGCTCCAGCACGGCGGGTTCATGAACGCCGACGACATGGTGCCGGTCGGCAAGTGGACGAGCATGGAGGAGAACAGCCGCGGCCTGAAGGTCGAGGGCCGCCTCTACGCGCTCAACACCGACCGCGGGCAGTACATCTACGAGGGGCTGAAGTCCGGCGATTTCGACGGCCTCTCGATCGGCTTCGAGACGGTGGAATCCCGCTTCGGTACGAAGCCGGGAGAGCCGGAGCGGACGTTGACCAAGATCAAGCTGTGGGAGGTCAGCCTCGTGACCTTCCCGGCGAACCCGAAGGCTCGGGTGACCTCCGTCAAGACACTGACGGTGGAGCAGTTGCGCGACCTGGAGACCAGCCTCCGTGACGGGGGCCTGTCGCACAAGGACTGTGTGAGGGCAGTCTCGGTCTTCAAGCAGTGGCTTCAGCGCGATGCTGGAGTGCCGGGGAACACGCCAAGCGACTTGGCTGTGCCGGATGACGATGCGGAACTGGCGGAGATGGCGGCCCGACGTCTGGAAGAGATGTTGTACACCGCCGCGATCAAGCCGCTGGGGCTCCGCTGATCCCGAAACTCAGCCCGCCGCAAGGCGGCGCTTCCCTGGAAGAGGACTTATCCGATGGCGGATACCAGCTTTGCTGGCCTGACCAAGGCCATCAACAGCCTCGGCGAGGCGTTCAACGCCTTCAAGGAGACCAACGACGAGCGGCTCGAGGCGCTCGCCAAGGGCAAGGACTCGCTCGCGGCCGAGCTCAACGAGAAGCTCAGCAAGATCGAGAAGGACGTCAAGCAGTACTCCGATCTCAAGAACACCATCGAGCGCGAGATGGAGCTGCAGCGCGAGCGGCTCGAGGAGCTCGAGGCCAAGCGCGAGACGCCGGGCAAGACCGCGGCCGAGAAGCGCCGGGACGAGTACAAGTCCGTCTTCATCGACTGGGTGCGCAACAAGGGCGTCAGCCCGCTGCACGAGCAGCAGCTGCAGGACATGGCCCGGAAGATGTTCGAGGCCAAGGACGTGACGATCGGTAGCGGCCCGGGCGGCGGCTTCGCAGTGCCGGAGGAGATCGCCCGCGAGATCGAGCGGCTCGAGAAGCTGTTCTCGCCCGTCCGGCGCCTGGTCAAGGTCGTGCGGGCCGGCTCGAGCGACTACAAGGAGCTCGTCAACACCCGCGGGACCACTTCCGGCTGGGTCGGCGAGTCCGACGCGCGCACCGCGACCGGCACCTCGCAGCTCCGCGAGGTCACCCCGACCTTCGGCGAGCTGTACGCCTACCCGCAGGCGTCCGAGTGGGCCCTCGACGACATGTTCTTCGACGTCGAGGCATGGCTGGCCGAGGAGGTCGCGCAGGAGTTCGCGATCCAGGAGGGCAACGCGGTCATCCGCGGCGACGGCTCCAGCAAACCGACCGGCATGCTGAACACAACGCCGGTGACCACGCCCGACTTCGCGTCTCCGCTGCGCGCGGCCGCGGCGTACCAGTACATCCCGAGCGACCTCAGCCCGGGCGGCTCGGGTATCCTTCCGGATACGCTGATCGATCTCATCTACACGCTCAACTCGGCGTACCGCGCCGGCGCGACGTGGGTGATGAACTCGGTCACGACCGGCGCCGTCCGGAAGCTGAAGGACGGCGATAGCCAGTACCTCTGGCAGCCGGGCCTCCAGATGGGTCAGCCGGATCGCCTGCTCGGCTATCCGGTCGAGACCTGGGAGCAGATGGACGACATCGGGGCGAACAACTTCCCGGTCGCGTTCGGCAACTTCCGGCGCGCGTACGTGCTGGCGGATCGGGTCGGCCTCCGCGTCACCCGGGACGCGGTGACGAACGTCGGATTCGTCCGGTTCTACATCCGCCGGCGTGAAGGCGGCATCGTGCTGAACAACGACGCCGTCAAGTTCCTGCGGACGCTGTAAGCAACAACCGGAGGTTAGGGGCGGGAGCGATCCCGCCCCTTTCGTTTTTCCCATGCTGTACAAGCTGACACTGACGAGCGGCTTTCGTTCGGTCTCTGGCTCGCGGCTGCCGCGGCTGTGGCATCCAGGCCCGTACCGGGTGCCGGAGGACATGTCGGAGACCGTCGCCGAGCAGGCGATCCGCGCCGGCTGCGCGTACAAGCACAAGCAGCCGCCGGCCGTCCAGAAAGTCGTGCCGGAACTCGCGCCAACCGTGGCCGGCGATCCAGACCCCGAGCCCGGCGACGACGAATCGCCGACGCCGAAGCGCGGCCGCCGCAAGAAGGGGCCGGCGCCCGAGAACAAGGTGCTGGGAGCGGCCGCCGAGAACAAAGGCGATGCTCGAGACGATCACGCCGCGGTGGAGTGATCTCTGCATCGTCGCCGCGACTGGCCCCTCCCTCACGGAAGATGTTGCGGAGGCCTGCCGTGGGCACCCGATCGTGGCTGTCAACGATGCCTGGCGTCGCCTGCCGTTCGCGGACGTGCTCTACGCCTGCGACGCCGAATGGTGGGCCGTACACGGCGGCTGCCCGGACTTTCGGGGCGAGAGGTGGAGCTCCCATGACACCCGGAACAACGACAAGCTCGAGGCGGCCCGGAAGTATGGGCTGCGCATCGTGAAGGGGCGTTATGGCGATACGTTCTCGACGGACCCGAGCGTGATCCACTACGGCGGCAACAGCGGGTTCCAGGGGGTCAACCTGGCGATCCTGTTCGGCGCGCGGCGCATCGTGCTGGTCGGCTTCGACATGCGGACGCCGCCGACCGGGCAGCCGCGGCACTTCTTCGGGGATCATCCGGCGGGCCTGAAGAACGGTGTCCGCTACGAGCACTTCATCCCCGCATTCAAGCACGCGGCCACGCAGTTGCCGGAAGGCATCGAGATCGTGAACGCCACGCCGGGGAGCGCGCTCACGTGCTTTCCGATGGCGCCGCTCGAGGAAGCGCTCGCATGGGCCTGATCGGGTTCTCCGGCATCCGCTGGCTGCAGTTCAAGGAAGAGGTCGACCAATTCGTCGCGCTGCTGCTCGAGGAGGGCGTCCGGTCGTACCTGGAGATCGGCGCGCACCAGGGCGACACGCTGCACTACATCGGCAGCGCGTTGCCCGAAGGCTCGCTGCTCGTGGGCGTGGATCTGCCGGGCGCGAGCGCGGGCAGGTACTACAATAGCTGGGAGCGCCTCGAGAACGCCTGCCGCGATCTGGAGAAGCAGGGCAAGCGGGCGCATTCGATCATCGGCGACAGCCGGGACCCGACGGTAATCGCCAAGGCGCGCGAGCTCGGGCCTTACGACTGCGTGTTCATCGATGGCGACCACTCGTTCGAGGGCTGCCGGGCAGACTGGCGGAACTACGGCCCGATGGGGCGGATCGTGGCGTTCCACGACATCTGCCAGGTGAGCCGACCGCGCAAATGTCGCGTGTTCGAGGTCTACCGGAGCGCCTGCAACGGTCACCGGCACCGGGAGATCACGATCGGCGCCGGCCGACGTGGAATAGGCGTGGTATGGAGGTAGCGGTGCCTCCGCTGTGCATCCGGGGGCCGAACGGCGTGGCGATCGCGTGCGTGCCGAAGGTGGCGCACACCTCGATCGAGAGCGCCGTGCTCGCGTCCTATGGGCTGACGGCGTCGGGCCGGCAGCTGCACTGTCACCCTGCGCTCCAGCTCTGCCATGCGGCTGAGGCGGCGAAGGAAGGGCGGCGGATCTTCGCCTTCGTGCGCAACCCGTTCGACCGGCTGGTGTCGGTCTGGGCCGACAAGGTGGCGCGTCGCAGCGGCGGCCGAAAGCGGTTCTTCGCGGCGACCGGGGCGACCAAGGGCGAGAGCTTCGCCCGGTTCGTCGCGCGGCTTCCGGGAATCGCATATGCCGACGTCCACCTGATGCCGCAGGTGCGGTTCGTGCCGGCGTCGGCGACGGTGTTCCGGTTCGAGGCGCTGGCGGAAGGCTGGGAGAAGATCCGGCGCCTATGGCCCGGCCTGCCGCCGCTCGGGCGGGAGAATGAATCCGAGCGGGCACCGGCGGAAGACTACGCGGAGCCGCATCTGCTCGAGACCTGTCGCAAGGTCTACCGG